CTTATGATGTGGAAATCTCATCAAAGAACATTAGTCATTATACAAACAAAAGCTCACCTGTTGAGTATTGGATAGCACTTGAGCCTGAATCTACATACACAGTTTAATTTAGGAAATTTATATTATGGAAACTTATTTGTGGGTGGAGAAATACCGCCCAAACGCTATTCGTGATTGTATCTTACCAGACAATCTAAAGAAAACATTTACTGAATTTGTCAAAGACAAACATATACCAAATCTAATCTTATCGGGCGGCCCAGGCGTAGGTAAAACTACTGTCGCCAAAGCAATGTTAGATGAAATTGGTGCAACGTATATGATGATAAATGGTTCTGAAGAATCTGGTATTGATGTATTACGAACTAAAATTAAAAACTTTGCTTCTACAGTCTCACTTGAAGGTGGACGTAAATACATTATTCTGGACGAAGCAGACTATCTAAATGCACAATCTACCCAACCAGCTCTACGTGGTTTTATGGAAGAGTTTCACAAAAATTGTGGATTTATTTTAACATGTAATTATAAAAACAGATTGATACCACCACTTCATTCTCGTTGTAGTGTTGTTGATTTTATTATTCCAAAGGAACAAAAACCAAAACTTGCACAGGATTTCTTTACGAGAGTTCAAAGTATATTAAATAAAGAAAATGTTAAGTTTGATGAACGAGCTGTTGCAGAACTTCTAAACAAGTTCTTTCCAGACTGGCGTAGAGTTCTAAATGAATTACAAAGATATTCTGCGTCTGGTGTTATAGATGCTGGCATCTTAGTAAATATATCTGATTCTAATATAAATGAACTTATGCATTCTTTAAAAGAAAAGGAATTTACAAATGTTCGTAAATGGATTGTGCAAAACCTTGACAACGATCCTGTCCGTATTTTTCGGCGTGTGTATGATAACCTCTATGATTGTCTTGATGGTTCTACTATTCCCCATGCTGTTGTTATACTTGCTGATTACTCCTACAAATCAGCATTTGTCGCAGACCAAGAAATAAATTTACTTGCCTGTATGACAGAACTAATGGGTCAGGTGAAGTTTAAATGACGTATGAACTAAAGGATTATCTGAATGCAATAAATCACGAAAAGACAAGTCTCATGGATACCGATGATGAAATGTGGGAAAAGAAATATCCACCTTTTATTATCAACAAATGTCTGGCTCCATTTCCAGATACAATTATGCTTGTCAATGAGATGAATACTAGAAACCACATAGATCACAAGTTACAATTTGACTTTTTCCTAAATACAATAAGGTCACGGAAAAGATATACGCCGTGGATGAAGGCGAGTAAAGTAACAAATCTAGAGTATGTTAAAGAGTATTTCGGTTACTCAAATGAAAAGGCAAAATCTGCCCTTAATGTACTTAATGATGATCAAATAAAGGCTATCAAAGATAGTTTGAATAAAGGTGGTAGAAATGGAAAACATTAATTGGACACAGGAGCAGATGCTTGAAGTCGTACTGAAAGAACCAGACGATTTTCTAAAGATACGAGAAACACTATCTCGTATCGGAGTTGCTTCTAGAAAAGAAAAAAAACTATATCAATCCTGTCATATATTGCATAAACAGGGAAAATATTATATTGTTCATTTTAAAGAATTATTTGCACTTGATGGAAAACAAACAAACCTATCAGAGAATGATATTGCAAGACGAAATAGAATTGCAACTCTATTGTGTGATTGGGGTCTAGTAGATGTTAATGGTGAAACTGATCCAATAGCTCCACTTAGTCAAATTAAAATAATTTCATTCAAAGAAAAAGATGAATGGTTACTTGAAACTAAATACAATATAGGAAAAAAACGAGAGGGTTAGTTTTGGAAGCTTTCAAGTCATTCATATCTGAAGCAAAAGATGAAAAGTATAAAGTTGTAATTCTCACTGTTGAACATGGTGATAAATCTATTACAGCAAAAAAACTTTCAAAGGAGGCAACTAAACTTGGACTCCAAAATACTATTGTTAATTTCAATGGCGCTACTTTAAGATATGATGATGGTAATCATTTTATTCATGGAGTAGATGATGAAAAAGGTTTTCAAGTAAATTCTTCTGACACAATTATATTTGTTCGTGGAACACCGACAAAAGATAGCCACTTAGATTTAATTTCTGAATTTGAGAGATTAGGTTATTGTTGTGTGAATAATAGAACCACAATTAATATCTGTGCAGATAAATATCGTAATTATGTCAGATTGAAAGATTATGGTTTGACACAACCAAAGACAGTTTTAATACCAAATAAAGATATGATAGATTTTTCTTTAGAATCTTTAGATACTAGATTTCCTATTATTATGAAAACACTTAGAGGCTCAAAGGGTGTTGGTGTTTTGTTTATTGAATCAAAGAGAGCCTTAGATGCTATTGTTCAACTTGTTTACAAGACTGAAGAAGATAGTGATCTACTAATTCAAGAGTATATCAAAACTGATTTTGATGTTCGTGTTATCGTATTAGATGGACGTATTGTTGCAACTATGCAGAGAGATGTAGTAGAGGGTGATTTTAGATCAAATTATTCTCAAGGTGGAAAAGTTAAATCATACAAACTAACTTCTATGGAAGAAAAAGAATGTTTACTGGCTGCTAAAGCCGTAGATGGAATCTTTACTGCTGTTGATTTTATTCCAGCAAGAAATAGAGAAAGAAGTCCACCATACATATTAGAAGTTAATAGTTCGCCAGGCACAGATGGTATTGAAGAAGCTAATAATGTTAATATTGCAAAAGAAGTTTTAACACACTTTCTAAATCCAGATGTAAGGTATTCTGTTCCTAGTCAATGTGGGTATAATGAAGTTGTGGAAATAGAACCTTTTGGTGAGATGGTTGCAAAGTTTGATACAGGTAATTCTGTATTGTCAGTACTACATGCTGATAATATTAAAGTAACAGGTAATAAAATATCATTTAATAATAATGGTAAACCTTATACTACTACTTTAGTTAAAGAATATGAAGCCCAAACAGGTGCTGGTGTAGATGAAAGATATGTTGTTAAATTAAATTTAACATTCTCTGGATCAACGCATGAATTTATGTTTGGATTGGATGATAGAAGTAAATTAGGAACAGACGTATTATTAAATAGATTTGCAATGAATAAACTTAACGTGATGGTAAATCCACAAAGAAAATTTTTAGTAACAACAAATGGAGAATATGAATGAGTATGAGCGCACAACTAATAAAGGCTGCAAGAATGCACGCTGAAGGTGAATTGGAAAGAGCAAAAACAAATATCATGGTTTATATGAATCAAAGTGTAGGTATTGGTGAGCATAGTGATATTGTGGAAGCAATCCAAGAAGAGCTTGATAAAATGGCAATGGCCGAAGATCGTATAGAAATGTTGAATAAACATTTTGTAGCTAGTGCAGAATTATTACAGGAAGATGTTCAATTAAATATGAACATTTAATGAATAAACCTATTGACATTACAGCAGAATTGTGATATATTTACATAATGAACTTCTATACAAATATTGTCCAGTGGGGCAACTTCCTTTTATTAAGAGAAATTAGAGATGGTGAACGCGTTAATCGTAGGGTTAAGTATTCACCAACTCTTTATGCACCTGTTGCAAAACCTACAGAGTGGAAAACTCTTGATGGTAAATATGTAACTCCTATTAAACACGATACAATTAAAGAAGCCAAAGATTGGGTTGAACAATATAAAAATCAATCTCATCTTGTTTATGGAAATAATCAATATCCATATTGCTATCTTGCTGATCAGTATTCAAAAACTGTAAGTTGGGATATTGATAATATTCTTATTGTCACTATTGATATTGAGGTTGCTTGTGAAAATGGATTTCCAAGTCCAGAAGTTGCTGAAGAACCTTTACTTTCAATTACAATTAAAAATCATCAAAATAAAGAATTTGTTGTTTGGGGTGTTGGTGAATTTGAAAACACGCGTGATGATGTAACTTATATTGAATGTGAAAGTGAAGTTCATCTTATTCAAGAGTTTCTTTCGTTTTGGCAAAACCATCATCCTGATATTATTACTGGTTGGAATACAGAATTTTTTGATATTCCTTATCTTTGTAATCGTATCAAAAATATCTGTGGTGAAGATGAAATCAAAAGATTGTCACCTTGGGGTAATGTTTTTTCTCGCGAGATATTTCAGATGGGTAGAAAGCATGAAGTTTATGACATTCAAGGTATTTCTCACTTAGACTATTTTGATCTATATCGTAAGTTTACATATACCAATCAAGAGTCTTATCGACTAGATCATATTGCATATGTTGAACTTGGTGAACGTAAAGATGGCAATCCTTTTGAAACTTTTCGTGATTGGTATACAAAAGACTTTCAATCTTTTATTGAATATAATATTATGGATGTGGAGATTGTCGATAGACTAGAAGATAAGATGAAGTTGATTGAACTTTGTCTTACTATGGCTTATGAGGCCAAAGTAAACTACATGGATGTTCTTGGTTCTGTTAAGTATTGGGATATACTAATTTACAATTATTTGCGTGGTAAGAATATTGTTATTCCACAAAAACGTAAATCAGATAAGTCAGATAAATTTGAAGGTGCTTATGTAAAAGACCCACAAGTTGGGATGCATAATTGGGTTATGTCTTTTGATTTAAATTCATTGTATCCACACTTAATTATGCAATATAATATTTCACCAGAAACACTTGTAGGTCAAGAAAAAGTAAAAGGTATGACTGTTGATAAACTACTAGATAAGAAAGTCGATACATCTATACTAAAAGACGCTACACTTACTCCAAATGGTGCTTTATTTAAAACTACCAAAAGAGGGTTTCTTCCAGAGATCATGCAATCTATGTATGATGATCGTGTTAAGTATAAGAAACTAACATTACAGGCGAAACAAGAATATGAAAATACTAAAGACCCCAAACTACTCAAAGATATTTCCAAATACAATAATATCCAACTTGCTAAAAAGATTTCTCTCAACTCTGCGTATGGTGCTATTGGTAATAGTTGGTTTCGTTATTATGATTTGTTGGTTGCTGAAGCAATTACTACTTCTGGTCAGTTATCTATACGTTGGATTGAACGTAATCTTAACAAATATCTTAACGATCTGTTGGACACGAATAACGAGGATTACGTTATTGCTTCAGATACGGACTCAGTTTACATTACTTTTGACAGATTGGTTAATAAAGTGTTTAAAGAGAAGACAGACACTGCAAAAATTGTCAACTTCATGGATAAGATCGCTAGAGATAAGATTGAACCTTTTATTGATCAAAGCTATCAAGATTTGGCTTCGTATGTAAACGCATATGAACAGAAGATGCAGATGGCTCGAGAAGCTATTGCAGACAAAGGTATCTGGACTGCTAAGAAACGATATATCCTCAATGTTTGGGATATGGAAGGTGTGAAGTATAAAGAGGCACAACTCAAGATTATGGGTATTGAAGCTGTAAAGTCTAGTACTCCTGCCCCTTGTCGTGCAAAGATTAAAGAAGGTCTGCATATCATTATGAATGGTGATGAGAAACAGATGAATGATTTTATTCAAGACTTTAGAGAAGAGTTTATGGAGTTACCTGCAGAAGATATTGCTTATCCTCGCTCGGTAAATGGACTTAAAAAGTTTAGTGATCCTAATCAGATGTTTGGAAAGGGTGCACCTATTCATTGTAAGGGTGCAATCTTGTATAATCATCTGGTCAAGAAAAACAAACTTGGAAACAAGTATCCCTATATTCAAGAAGGTGACAAGATCAAGTTTTTACATTTACGTGCACCAAACATTTATCAGTGTACATCTATATCTTTTATGACACAACTTCCTAAAGAACTTGACTTTCATAAACTAGTTGATAGAGATACACAGTTTGAGAAATCGTTTGTAGAACCACTTAATTTTATACTACAAAAGATTAATTGGTTAGTGGATCGTAGTTATGGAACACAGGGAACATTAGAGGATTTCTTTAATTAAGCCCTTGACAATGTAAAAGAATCATGTTATAATGTACATATAAATTGAATGAGAGCAATCATGCCAGTGTTCATTTCGGCTTAGGAGGCCTATTAATTTGTTATATACTAAACAGACACCAACCATTCGTTATTTTCGTGATGTAATGTACCACAAAACAGAATGTCAGCCAGTAG